ACTTTGTGAGTCTGGAATGCGTCGATAGGTCATGATAACGGACAAGCCTTTGCGGGGAACGACAAGAAAGGAAATTTGAGCGATGTACAAGAAATACTGTTGGCTGCACAGTTGGCGATACATGAAAGAGTGCGAATTTTGCAAGCAAGACAGAGCGAACGAACGGCCCAGCCGTTCACCGCAAGAGGCGGTTGATCAGTTGGCGTGCAGCCAAGAAACGCAACCGCCGTCAGTCGTTCAGGGGCTTAGGGAAAGCCCCGACCGCAAAGGCTTGTCCGATCAGTCGGCGGCTAGCACCCTGAAGCGTGTCAAGCGAGTCCTGCAAGAGTTGGAGCAGCAAACATTTGATGCGTTCATGGCAGCAGAAGATGGCGAAGCGGAAATAATGTGCAATGGCGTCAACGTAGGTGTGAAGCTGGCGCTAGATAGGATTCGCTTGATGTTAGCGGAAGAATCAAATACAGCCGAGAGCAAGGAAGCGAACGTCGTCGCCGCCGACTGATCAAATTCTTACGCCGCGACACGCCAGGTAATTCCGAACGGTGAACCATGAAACTTGAAGATCGATTCGCGCAAAAGCTCCGATCCATCAATCGTAAGCGAGGAACAGTAGACCGCTATGTCGGTGCGTATCTTCGCTACATGCGATGGATCAGAGAAACTCGCGGAAAGTGGATTCACCCGGCCGATCTCAATGAGAAAGACTTGGAGTCGTGGTTGACACATTTGGCCGTTGATCAAAACGTCTCGCCATCGACTCAGAACCAAGCGTTGTCAGGAATCATTGCACTCTACAAATTGATGTTTGATCGCAAACTTGTTGGAATCAATGCACTTCGCGCAAAAAAGAACGAGACCATTCGCACGCCGATTTCACGCGATAAAGTAGCTGCACTGATCGACAGTCTTCGTGGTGTTGGGAAGTTGGCTGGACTTATTCTCTATTCATCCGGAATGCGAATACAAGAGTTTTGCCAACTGCGCATCAAGGACTTTGATTTCGACAACTTTCAAATCACGATTCACCAAGGAAAAGGCGGCAAGGACAGATTGGTGCAGTTTCCAAAAGTAGTTCATGATGCGGTGTTGCGACAGTTTGAATCGGCTCGCGTCCTATGGCGAGAGGACATAGCCGAAGGTCGTAACGGTGTTTCGCTTCCTTACGCGTATGGTCGTAAATGTTCATCGGCTCATCATGATTTTGGCTGGTACTACTTGATTCCATCCGACGTAGAAAGCCGAGATCCGGAAACTGGGTTCTTTGGTCGGCATCACAAGAGCCAAGATGCGATTCGTGACATGATCCATCACGGTGTACGGAGAGCCGGAATCGTACAGCGAGTCACTCCGCATGTTCTGCGTCATAGTTACGCAACACACAGTCTTGAGAATGGCATGCCTATTCATGTGCTGCAGAAGCTGATGGGACATGAAGACATTCGAACAACTGAAGGCTACTTACATTTGTGCAAGTCAGGTCCGACGAGTGCAAAGTCTCCGATTGAGTTTCTTCAGTCAATTCACCAGACAGATGAGCAGCGTGGAACAAGATCACGATTGGCTGAGATGCTTGCCAATCCAGAGGCGATCAAGCAGCGAAGATCGGTAACCGGGTCTTCGCCTGCATTGCGAATTTCAGTTGGTTAACAAAGCACAAGACACAGTAAGCACCGGAATCTAAGGCGGAGTTGTCCGTTTTTGAATTCCATGATGGCGTGATGCGGGAACATCAATCCATCTTTTTCAAAGGATGTAATCAGGATCATGAAGGTAGGAACGGTCAAAGGGAAAAGCGATGTCGATTCAACAGCAACGCAAGCGGGAGGCGAAGAGGGATCGAATCTACAATCTGAAGCGAAAGCGGTACCTGTCGAGTCGTCTTCGAACTCAAAACCCTCTAACGCTGGGATTGCTGAAGACAATGGCTCGATTGCATCAGCATTACATGAATCGGAACGATCTGTTCAGCCGTCGCATGAGAACGGGATCGTCAGTCAACGCGCTGAGACTGCTGAGCTGACCGAGGAACTGTTCTGGGCTCGCGCCGAGCTGCTCGGCAAGTTGGCATCCAGTGAACAGGAACTCGAACTCAACGAGCGTCGACTGACGGAGGCTAAGGCTCGTCATGAATCGGTGACTCAAGAAAAGCTCGAACTCGAAGAAAAGATGCCGACGCTGAAGGGTATGGTCGAGCAATGCAGAACGGCAGTCATCGATGTGGCGCGTGATCTGTCCGTGATCGTTCGTGAAAAGAAGCTCCCGACTCCTCGCAAAAACGAACTTGTTGTTCGTGATGCTTCAACTCCCAATGCGGGTGACAAGTCTGCAGTGAACACCGAGTCGTCTACCGAACAGGAAGACACTTCATGGCGAGCGTACTCGACTGCCGAGCTGCTCAAGGGCGTCGAGGGTATCGGCAAGACCAAGTTGGAGGCGATCATCGACCTGGCTCCGACCGTTGGCCATCTGCAGGATCTGCGCGTTCAGGCATCGACTGAACACAAACTGTTCAAGGACTTATTGCCGAAGGGTTGCAAAGGCGAGAAGACGTCGGATGCCGTTGATTCGGCGGTTTGCAACTTCGTTGCCGACTGGGCCAAGAAGCAAGCTCTCGGAGCGCCGACAGCCAAGGGAATTGCCGAGCTGCTGTACAAGGAGTTCCGCCAACAGGCTACGGACGAACCGTGGCTTCCTGAAGACTGCGAAGTCGGCGAAGGTGACAGTGAATACACTCACGCTGGGTTCACGGCATGCACGGAAGGGAAGCCGTATACGTCGCTTCCGTTCACCGATGAAGACAAGGCTCGTCCTTGGATCATTGGCTTTGTGTGTGCGGAAGTTGTCCGCGATTCAAAGACCGCGATGAGCGATGAACCGGTCAAGAATGCTGACGCATCTTCACCGAAAGAAGAGCACTCGGCACAACCGCAGTCGAAATCGACTGGCGGCAGAGGTCGTAAGAAGCCATCGGCGAAAGCAAAGAAGCCTACCGGCAAGTCCGGAGCGTCGATCGCGGATCAGTTCTAACGGCAATCGCAGGAAGCGTTCATCTTGGCCCATTACGACGTAGAGTTAGTGCGCGCAGCGGCGAGCGGCCGTTGGGTAGAGATCCTCTCGGTGCTAGGCGGAGTACCGATGGATCTGCTCGACGGTCACCATCACGGTTGCCCGAAAGCATGCTATCCCGACGCAGGCGGTAAGGATCGGTTTCGACTGATCGATGCCGCTGCGGGCGCATGCTTTTGCAATCGCTGCTTCGCCAGCAATAACGGTGATGGATTCGCCGCGCTGCGATGGCTCACCGACCAGGACTTCGGTTCTGTGCTCGAAATGGTTGCCAAGCATGTCGGAGTAAAGGCTGAGAAAGCCAAGAAAGCGGATCCGGCCAAGCATCTCGATTTCCTGAACTGGAACGCCACCACAATCGGCATGTGGTGCGAGAAGAAACAGCCTGTCACTCCAGAAGCTGTTCAGCGAATTGGAGGTCGGCTCGCTAGGTATCGCAATGAATACACCGTTGTTGCGATTCCTGTTTGGGGGCCGTCATTCGAGGCGGATGGTCCGATTGGATATGCACTCTACCGAGCCGATGGCGGCATGCTGCCTGCCTATACGCAAAAGGGCAAGGCGCCGGAGTGGAAGAAGATTCTGCTGACCGCAGGCAGTGAAAAAGGCATCATAGGAGATCCCAAGGAATGCAGTGCCCTAAATGCAAAACAGGACACGTCGGAGATGACTGGCCGCTCAGCAGCGGATTCCGATGTGATCGGTGCGGATACTGGATCGGAGACATGGTGGAAGCTGGAGGGGCCGAGCGACCTGCTGACGGCGTTCTCAGTCCAGTGGCCGGAGGGTCACAAGTTCTTTACGACTGCGAACGGATCGAAAGAGATTCCGCTCGACTGGATCGTTGAACTACTGGCCGGAAAGAACGTCAACGTCTGTCATGACTGTGACGTTCCTGGTCAGGAAGGTGCAACATGGGTACCGATGCGAGACGGCAAGCGTCGTCCGGGTTGGTCAATGCGGATCGCTGAGCGAGCTGCTCAGGTCCGCAATGTTGTTCTTCCGTTTCCGATCGAACCTAAAGACGGTCCCGACTTCCGAGACTTCTTCAAAGGCGGAGGAACCGTCCAGGGTCTGCTCGAACTGGTCGAACTCTCCCGGCCAGTCGATAAACCTGCTGAGGGTGACACGGTATTCATCGAAGAGGCTGAAGATGATCCGTTTCGCCTCGCCCGTGTCAATCTGAAGAACTACCGCGAACAAGGTCGCGATTTGGTTCAGTGGCGCGGCGAATGGTATCAGTACAAAGGCAAGTCCTACACTCGACTCTCGCGCGAGGACTTCGAGCCGCGGATGCTGGAAGCGATCAAGGCTGAGTTCGATCGTTGCTGGTTGGAGCGAAGAACGAAGGAGCAACGTCCGGTCTCTCGCGTCACGGGTCGATTGCTGGCCGATGTTCTGAAGGCAACCGGTTCTCTCTGTTACCTGAAGGCTCATCAAGAGATGAACCAATGGCTCAGCAGCGGACCGGAGGAATGTGTTGCAGTCAACAACGGCATTCTCTGTTTGAAGGAACTGTTCAAGCCGGTCGGTGATCGGGACGACTCGAAAGTTCTGCTGCCGCATTCTTCGGAGTGGTTTTCAACGGTCTGCCTGCCATACGACTTCACGCCTGATGCGATCTGTCCGAACTGGCTCAAGTTCCTGAACGACGCATTTAATGGCGATACCGAGTCGATCGACACGTTGCAGAAGTGGTTCGGTTATCTGCTGATGCCGGACACGATTCATCACAAAATGCTGTTCATCATCGGCCAAGCCCGATCCGGCAAGGGAACGATTATGCGGACCATGGTCGAGATGCTCGGCCGATCGACTGTCGCCTCGCCATCATTGAATGAGTTGGCTGGTCAGTACGTTCTGCATGGTCTGATGGACAAGACCGTCGCAGTCATCCCTGACGCTCGACTCTCCGCCCGCGCTGACAGTGTGGCAATCACTGAGCGATTGCTCTCCATCACCGGTAACGACCCACAAGACATTCAGCGCAAGTATCTCGGCACGATCCACGGCGTAACACTCAAGGTTCGCTTCACGCTGTTCTCCAACGTCTTGCCGAAGCTCAGCGATACATCCGCAGCGTTCATCTCTCGCGGCATCTTCCTCAATATGCCGAACAGTTACATCGGCCGCGAAGATCTTGGACTGGGTGAGCGACTGATGAAGGAGCTGCCCGGAATTCTCAACTGGGCGATTCTTGGTCGCTTCATGTTGCTGCGCGACGGTCGGTTCAAACAACCGCAGTCAGGTCAAGAACTCGTCGACGCCATGCAGATGACCATTTCGCCGATGGCTACGTTCCTGCAGGAATCGTGTGACGAAGGCGGCCAGGTCGGCACCAAAGAACTCTTCGATGCGTGGTGTGCATGGTCTAGCGAGAACGATCACGTTCAGAAGCTGGACATCTCGACGTTCGTTCGGCGACTTCGCGACGTGAAGCCGAGCATTCAGACTCGCCGGATTTCGATGGGTGCGAATCGTCAACGATTGCTGGCCGGCGTTTCGTTGAAACCGACTGCCGTTACTGCGGGAGGGTTTTAGCGATGCTCGAAAACATGTTTGCTCGATTCCTGTCGGCTCAGGAGACGCTGAAAGTCACTTCAGCATCTGTGACAGAATCTGTGACAAAACAGACCGCGGCGGAACTGGTTCGTACGGAGTGCGTACCTGTTCCGCCGCTGGAAAGAAATGGAGCGGACAAGACGACTGCCGCGCCAGTGGTTTTGTCCGCGACACCGATTTTAGATGCTCCATCACCAGCGCCACCACCACGAATCGATGCTCCATCATCAGTCGCCGGCGATCCTATTTGCAGTAAGTGCGGTGGATCTCGTCACTGGAAACCTCGCGGCATGTCTCAATGGGTTTGCTCGAGCTGCGAGCCTCCGCCGTCTCTCACGATGGTCGGAGAAGAGACCGGCGTTCCCAAGGTAGTCGGCCAAGTGGCTTACTGCATGGAGGTCGACACGTGTCCCAAGTGCTCATGTCGCATGGTCGTGGAGCAGACCTGGTCGGATGGATTTGTCTCGCTCCACTGCGGCAGTTGCAGCTATGAGTTCGACAGCGTTGACGCAGCGGATGTGACTGAATCCGAGTCACAACGAATCGAACTTTATCAATCGTGGCGTAGGCATCTCGGATTCGCCGTTCCCGGACTGGTCAAGTTCAAAAGCGATCGATGGCTCGTCTCCGCCATCACTCTCATTGGGTCCGGATGTGTCAGATGGCGTAACGGTCGTCTGGTCGCAGATGAATCGAAGTGGACTCAACTTGTAGAAGCGTTTCGAAGTGAAATGACCGCGTGTGAATTGATCTAAGGCAAGTGTGTTAATCGTGGCAGCAGCATCGAAAAAACAACTCAGCGAACGTGACGAGCTCGCCGGATCCGGCGACAGCTCCGACGCGAAACCGCTGGGCATTCGTGCTGCTCGGCGCAAAGAGGAACAGGAGATTCAGGATCTCTGTGTCGCCGTTAAGGTTGGCATGGTTGAGATTTGGAAGCGATTACTACCAGTCGCACAGCGCATCGCTGCGAACTACGTGAAGAAGTACACCTGGATCGATCCGGAAGACCTGTCGCAGAAGATGCTGTTGATCGTTCCCGAGATCGTTCGTCAGTATCAAATCGGCAACGCGGCCGGAAACAGCTTCAGCAAATACGCCTATCACCGGTTGTATTACGAGGCCAAGGATTGCTTGCGAGAGGAAGACCCGCTCGGCATCAAGTGGCCACAAAAGAAGAAATATCCGGAATGGCACCGGCTCGGCGACGAAGGTTTTTCAAACTTCGAGATTCAAGCTCGTGGTGATGTCGACAGCACGGATGGACAAGACGAGCTCGATGTCGAGTGGACCGAGTACTTGGATGCGGCGCGAGCCTCATTGAAGAAGATTCAAGCCAAGCAAGTCAAAGTGATTTCGAAGCCGTCGCGAGAGAGTCTCGATCGAGCCGCCGCGAAGTTTCCGAGCAGCCGAATCGTTAGGACAGTCGGCAAGGCGGAGCGGAAGAGGTCTCGCGGATTGAAACACTGGATGGAGTGTCGAAAGTCACCGAAGCAAATGGAACTGTTTGTCAGTTGATTACGGAGATACATCAGTCATGAGAGCCAAGAGGTTTCAGTTTAATGGCGAGATCGGGAAGAGCAACGATCGATCAGCAATTCTCACTCAAGATCAAGCTCAGCAGATCTTGGACTCGCCAACAGTGTCCGATGCAAAAAAGCTCGCTGTTGAATTTGGTGTGTCAGAGGCAACTGGCTATCACATCTGGAAACGTAAGAGCTGGCGACATTTGAAGCGAACTGTGACATCTGAATCGAATCAGTGAACGTATGAGACTGCAAAGCAACATGAAACCTTGGTTCGGTGACTCTACAACTGCTCTCTATCACGGCGATTCGCTGCAAGTACTTCGGTGTCTTCCCAGCAACTCGGTGCAGTGCGTTGTAACTAGTCCGCCGTATTTCGGGTTGCGGGATTACGGGGTTCCTGGCCAGATCGGTCTCGAACAGACGTTAGATGAATACATCACCACATTGGTTACAGTCTGTTCTGAAGTTCGTCGGGTACTGCGATCTGATGGGGTTATGTTCTTGAATATTGGTGACAGCTACGCCGGATCATGGTGCGAGCAGGGACGGCCGCAAGGCAACGGAGAAATGAACGGTAGAAGTGTCGCGTCGGCTAGGCAGATTGCGGCACATCCGAAGTTCACCGGGATGACTGGCGTAAGAGGCAAAGAAAAAGGCATCAAAGCAAAGGATTTGATGGGCGTTCCGTGGGAACTTGCGTTCTCCCTGCGATCAAGTGGATGGTATTTGAGGTCTGAGATCATATGGTCCAAGAGATCTCCCATGCCTGAAAGCGTTAGGGATCGACCGACCAAAGCTCATGAACAGGTATTCGTTTTAAGCAAGTCGCAACGATACTTCTGGGACGTTGTCGGCAGTCAGGAATCGGCATCCGGAAAATGGTCTGGAGGTTCACGTCAGAAGTACATCGAAGATCAACACTTTCGAACAAAGACTGGTTTGGATTCGATTCCTCCAGTAACAACTCGAAACATGCGTTCTGTTTGGTCACTGTCTTCATATCCACTCAAGTCCGCGCACTTCGCAGCGTTTCCTCCTGAGCTGGTTCGAAGATGTCTTACTGCCGGAGTGAGCGAGAAGGGATGTTGCTCGAAGTGCGGCAAGCCGTGGCAACGAATTGTGGAGAAACATCGTGTACCGACACGGCCGGGAACGAACAGCAAGATCAATCGAGCGTCCGTTCATGATGTTTCACCATATGAGTCGCAAGCTGGATCTGTAGTCGGGAATCGTGACGCTCGCCGTCACGTCACTGAGGTAGTGACAACCGGTTGGCATCCGGCATGCAAGTGTGATCCCTTGGCCGATGGATGCAATGAATCCTTGAACGGCGGATATCTTCCCGAACCATGCACGGTTCTAGATCCATTCCATGGTGCCGGGACGACTTGGAAAGTCTGTCAGCGGCTTGGTTTGAAATACATCGGAATCGAACTGAACGAGGAGTACTTGAAACTCAGCGTCGAACGTCCTCCGGTTCACTTTCCTCATGAGAAACGGCGATCAAGCAGGGCTGCGAAAGCAAATCAGAAAGATCCAGATCAGATGGAGCTGTTCTAAGAATCATGACTCAGCGTGGTGGACGGAAAGCACTATCACCGGCGATGCGAGCCGCGACCGGCAGACCGCTGAAGAAGCAGACGGATCGTGTTCCTGGTCTGTCAGCTCCGACGTCACTTCCAGCGGCGCCGAGCGTTCTGGATGACGCTGGGCGCGAGGAATGGGACCGTATCGGTCGGTTCTTAGTCGCGACGCGCCGGGTCAGTGAACTCGATATGCAGTCGCTCACGTCGTACTGCCTGTCATGGTCTCTGTTCGGTCAATCGATCCGTCCGCTGCTCATTGGACGTAAACCGCTCTGGTCGTTCGTTGGAGATGCTGCGAAGCCTCGGCCGTCGAAACTGGAAGATGTCGCTCGGCATCACGCTCTGATCGTGATCGACATTGCACGCAAGTTCGGCATGACTGCTCGTACTCGGCATCTTGATCACGCAAACACCGGCCGCCCTGCCCTGCCGAATGAACTGCATGAACTGCGAGGCAATCCATCGAAAAAGAACCTGAAGGCCAAATTCACTGAGCAAGTTGGCGATTGGGAACCGGCGGATGTTATGGAACCGTATTGGTTCGATCGCACTGCTCGCGATGAATGGTATCGACTGATTGCCAAGCTCGACAAACTTGAACTATGGACGCCGCTCGACCTGGCCGTTGTGGCGATCGGATGCAGTTGCTGGTCACTGTCGGTGCGAGCATTTGAACAGCTCAAGCATGAAGACCCGATCATTCTGGGCGACAAAGGAGCATCGACCGAACATCCTCTGTCTCTGATCGTACGTCGACAGCTCGAAGTGCTCGACGAAGTGTGGCGGGACTTTGGAATGTCTCCGCTCGATCGAGCTCGTTTCAAACACGCCGGCGGCGACTCGCACGGCAAGCCAAAGTTGAGTGTTTATCTCTGATCATGCTCACCCTCAAAGGAAGAATGAAGATGTCGGCATTCATTGGTCAGGTTTATGAGGAGCGCGGCGGTTTGTTACTGCCCGTTAGTGAGTCACAACCTGCTGTTCAAGAAGAATCGCTTGCAGATATCGATGCGTGGTACTACGAGCAGCATGCGGTCTGTCCACGATGCAAGAAATCAGACTACGAGACGACGTGTCTAGGTCACATCTTTTTCAGTCGCGAGTCGGCACGTGACTCGAATCACATCAACTGCGTCTGCGGGTGGAAAGGCGAGCGTCACGAATTCGTCCCGGCAGATCAATCATCTTCACTTGAATCAAACAAGGAATCGCTCGATGGATCTGATCAAGCTGCTCGCGTCGATGCGTGAAAACGAATCCGTCACGTTCATGGTTGTTGACGGCAAGCTGCATGCGACAGTCGAGGGATTCACTTCGAAAAATAGCCAAGTAGGTCGGTCGTTTCGAGTTCCGACTGATGGCGAACCGGAACTAGTGGCCGCGTCCACGGTGGACATGGTGGACGGAGTCCTGAAGGCGATACGAGGAAGGAAGTGATCATGACTGATGCCGAGCGGCAAGAGTTCAGCAAACTGCGACATGGAGGAAGCTGCTCAGTTCCAAGCTATGTTGCTGTTTGTCCTGAATGTGGATCGACACTGACCATTCAGAACGATGAATGGAACAGGCGTACTGGAATGCCGACGCAGAGCGGATTCACAACAAACTGCGATCGCGAGGAGGAACTGCTCGACAAGTGGACAGCCAACGATGACGACGATCGATCGATTGGAGAAGCCGGCGGTCATCGCTGGTGGCAAAGCGATTGGCAGCCGGTGAGAGATGCGATTTGGAACTGGCTGAAGATGTCGGCCGTCGCTGCGTGGTGAGAGTGTTTGACTTTTTGACACAGGATTGGATGGCATGATGGGAACGATCGTATTAACCGAACGTGGTTTTGAACTTATTGAATTTCTTGACTCAAATGACGTGAAATGTTCGATCCAGCAAAGCTCCAGGTTTACATCACAATCGGATGCGACACCTGGGGCATCGTTTATCTGGCTTGGAGCGGATTCTATTCGTATTAGTACCGGCCAAGGTGGAATTCCAGTGTCTCTGACACGGATGCATCTCAGTCGAATCCAGGTTCGAACACTTGTGCATCACTTGTTGGCATGGCTGGAGACTGGTTCATTTGAATACGACAAAGAGACGGCAGACATGCATTCTTCGGAGCGATGGCCTCTATTCATGACAGCCGACGAGTACAACGTGATCTATCCACTCATTCAGAACATCTCCGATATGGTAGAGAACGACTGTGTCTACAACGAGTGCGGCTACGAGTGCGAGTTTGATGCGATGGAGGTCCTCAATTCTGGATGGTCGCATGCGAGGAAAGCATTCGCGAGACTTCTCAACATGGACATTCCGGATAGCGACATGCTTGATGATCTTGATCCGGAGGACGTCGATTCAAAGTACGTTTGTCCGAGTTGTGGTCGTCGTACTGAGTCGGCCTCGTCTCCGTGTGATGACTGTGTTGGGAAACGAAGAGACCCGAGCACAGAGACGGTATCGGTGGCCAAACTGCTCAATGCTGCAGCAGAAGTGTTCGCCAATATCAAGAACAATAAAGGCGTGGAGTATCCTCACGCGACTTTGATGGAGGCGTTTGGATCGTTCAATCACATTACGACAACACATGGACTTGCATGGCTAATAGATGGTGCTGAGATTATGTCGCATCTTGGTTACGCACAGTGGATGCAAGAGGCAAGGCACGCATTGTCTCTTGCTATTTAGTTTCCTCGATGACGAACGAGTTATTACAACTTGAACATTCGCGGCCAAATTACTCACCCGACGCTGATAGATGCATTCGACTCGGACTGGTATTACCCGTTCGAACTGACTGCCGATCAGCGTCGTGAAAAGTGCGTTAAACGCGCGATCGAAGAAGGCTGGCCGGAGTGGATCGAATCGCCGCTCGATCTGGAAGCGATACGCCATGGATACGTGTTTGACCTCTCGCGTGACACTTCTGGTCGAACCATCTATTGGCACAACGGCGGATGGGTTCGATATTCCGGATCGGGCAAGAGTCGGCGACTAACCAAGATCCCGCTGGAGGACGAACACAAATTCGTCGCTCACATCGGTGCCGGAGATCACTTCTGTCGATTCGCCGAGGCGTTTCTGTTCCACACCAAAGATCCGCTCGTCGGCAGACCGTACCGGTTCCTTCCGTATCAGCGCAAGGCTGCACAGACGATCTTTGGATGGGTACGACATGCCAAAGATCCGAGTGGCAACAACGTCCGGTATCGTCGGTACCAAGACGCAATGATTGAAGTCGCCAAGAAGAACGCGAAGTCGGACTTCGGTTCGGTTGTGGCTGTTTATCTGGTTCGTGCTGATCATTCGTACAAGGCGTATGTCTATGGCTGCGCGGCAGACAAGAAACAGGCAAGCATTATCTACAAGGAGGCATCTGACTACATCACTCATTCGCCTTACCTGAAGGAAGAGGTTCATCCGGTCGATTCGCAAAAGCGATTCCTTCATATGGAATCGGCGTCGGTCTACCAGGTGATCAGCAGTGATGCCGAATCGAATGACGGTCCCGACGCGCATGGCGTACTGTTCGACGAGCTGCACCGACAGAAGACCCGCAAGTTCTTCACGGTGATGAAGCGTGCCGGGCGAGCTCGACCGAACAAGTTCCGGCTCGTGACCACAACCTACGGTGACTCGCTGAAAAACATCTGGGGCGAAGAGCACCTGAAGGCCAAGGCTGTCTTGAACGGTTCGTCGAAGAACTGGCGAAAGTTCGTCCTGATTGCCTCCGCTGAACCAATCACGGTTGTAGTCACAGAAGATGTTCCGGCCGGATCGACTCGAATCCCGGTGTGGCGGCTGGAGCAACCGGTCGACGTCGGAGAAGTGATCGATTTCGAACCGTCGAAGACCAATGAGGTCGGAACGGCATCTGTTGTAACAGTGAAGCTGACCGCCCCGGCGAAGCGGTTTCAGCCGTTCATCGAAGTTGAACCGATCGAATCTGATCTGTCGGCTTACTCTGAGGGGACCGCGAACAAAGAGTGGCGCACAGATCACGCCATCAAGCGAGCGAACCCGGCGGTCGGAACGATCTTCGGCGCTGAGGAGATTTGGAACGACGTCAATGACTCAGTCGGTCCAGAGGCCGAGGCAGAAGTCAAACGTCTGTCGTTCAACATTATCGCAGGTAGCGGTCGCAAACTGATCTCCGGTGCCGCTTGGTCAGCCAACGCCAAACACAAGATTGTCCCGTCTTCGTTGCTCAAACAGCGATGCTTCGGCGGTCTCGATATGTCGTTCAAGAACGATCTCACGGCATTCGCCTTAGCGTTCCCGAGCTGGCCGCACAGCACGAAGTTTGCGAAGGTCAAGGTTCCGCTCGTCAGGGTGCTCGGTTGGGTTTGGGTTCCGGAAGAAACGATCGAGGAACGTGAGAAGCAAGAGGAAGTTCCCTATCGAGCTTACTCGCAGATTCCATACTTCGCGGGCAAGCCATGCGTTCGGCTGTGTCGTGGCGAGACGATCGATTACGAACAGGTCGGACGCGAAGTCTGTGAGATTGCTTCCTACTTCAAGCTGCAAGTTCTGGGTTACGACCCGGCCTATTCGTGTTTTGTGATCGACCCGTATCTGGTGCCAGGTGGTATCAAGTGTGTGCCTCATCGACAGGGAAGTTTATCGATGGGACCGCCTACGAAAAGGTTTGAAGAGTTGGTCAAAAAGCGGTGCATCGCGCACGGTTCGAATCCGATTCTCGACAATGCGATCGAAGGTCATGAACTCAGCCGACCAGATAAGGCCGGGAACCAACATCCCGAGAAGGGTAAGTCGACATCACGTATCGACTTGCTGGTTGCCACGATTATGGCTGTTGGTTGGGCATGCGATCCGCCTGTCGAGATGAAGGGATCCGGAGCATGGAGCGGAGCACCCGGCAGTGGTGCATTTGCTTAATGGAGTTGGCGTGATGAGTGGGAACCATAGCAATCTTAAACCGCAAGAATACAAGAGCATGGTGAAGCATGCCATTCGTCACGACATTGCCTCTCGTCTAGTTCATGGTCGCGATGTGATGAGTCCACTTCCTCCGCATGTCCCGAGCAATGCTGCAACGCTGAACACACAGCAGTTGAGGCAAGTTGAAGCATTGCAGCAGCAGAATCAGCTGCTCGGCCAAATGGTTAATCGTTCTCATCCGCCGATTCGCTGAGACGTCGTTGACCGGAAAACGCTTCCGAAAAGAACCGCATGTGTGGCAGGCACTCTGCCGCTAGTGGTGATCCTATGCTTCGGAAGCGGCTCGCGCGATGCAAGATTCCAGAATCATCGTCAACGATTGGCTTGATCCGAACGTCAACGCGTCGGAAAAAGTACAAGCAACGTCCGCACTGAAGGACAACGAAGCGGCATGGTGGGGAGGCTCAATCACCGGCGCTTATGGTGCAGTTCCGACCGCCGGCATCGCACTGACAGAAGGCCGAGCCATGACTTCGGCGACTGCGTACGCTTGCAGTCGTGCTCGAGCTGAAACGCTCGCCAGTCTTCCGCCGATCGTTTATCTGCAAAACGGTACTCATCGTCGTTCTCGCGCTCGCGGTTCTGATCCGTGGTATCTGCTCTACGACGAACCGAATCCGCACATGGATTCGATGGTGTTCAACGAACTGATGAACATGCGTCAAGTGAACCGCGGCAACGCGTTCGCTGAGATCGAGCGAGACGGACGAGATCGACCGATTGCACTCTGGCCTATTCATCCGTCTCGCGTTTGTCCTCGCCGCGTCGGCGATGACATCGAATGGTTGATCTTCACCGATGTGAAAGACCCGGTAAGCAACGGTTACAAGTCATACACGGTACCCGATCGTGACATGCTTAACGTGTGCGGATTTGGCGGCAACGGTGTTCTCGCTCCTGGCGTCATCGACATGGGCCGCGAGGAGATCTCGCTCGAATTGGCTGTTCAGCAGTACGGAGCCGACTTCTTCGGCCGCGGAGCTCGGCCCGCCGGCGTTGTCGAGCATCCGGGGTACATCGATGACGCTGACATGCGAAGCGAATTCAGAACGGATATGAATCGGCTTCATTCGGGACGCGAGAACTGGAATCAAGTGGCGATTCTTTGGCAAGGCTCTAAATACAAAGAGATGCAAGCCAATCCGGAACAGGCTCAGTTCTTGGAGACTCGCGGGTTTCAGGCTTTGCAACTCTGCCGGATGTGGAATGTGCCCCCTGCCCTCGTGCAAATCTTCCACGACTTCAAGTTCAACACAGTCGACGCGATGATCATGCAGTTCGTGCTGACTGCTGTGCGCTGCGATGCCGTGCGAATGGAGCGGGCATTCAATCGCAAGGTACTGATGCGCCGCGACTCTCGCGGCAAGTTGGCGAACGCATTCGACGGCGAGTACTTCTTAGAGTTCCTGCTGGAAGCGCTCCTGCGCGGCGATTCGAAGAAGCAAGCCGAGACGCTTGAAATCAAACGTCGAAACGGTGTGATCAACGCCAACCAGTGGAGAGAGTTGGACAATCAGAACCCGATCGGAGACCAAGGTGAAAAGTACATTGTTCCAGGCGGTTTTGCGGATCTTTCGCAAGTCGGAACCGGTTCGCCATCCAAGCCGGCCAACAGCAGCGGCGGACGCGACAACACATCTGCGTCCAACGGTTCATCTGGCGAAGGTCTGCCGACGTTCGATCGCGATCGACTTATCCAAGCAGTGGAAAGGTCCATCAGCGGGAAGCGTCCGACTGTTCGAGGTGTGACGCACGCCAAGAAGCGGAAGAAGAAAAAGTCATCCGGCGGCAAGTGTGGCCAGATCGGCATCACGCAGGCTGCGGTTGAAGTACTCGCAGAAGCGGTCGACCGTATTGAACGAGTCATCGCCAACGAGACAGCCAGGCACAAAGCCAAGTCACAGCCGATTCCAGCAGATGCGTTCGACAAGCATCAGCAACGTTTGCAATCGGCTGTTCTGCCGGCGTGCCGTATCTACTCGCGGCATTCGGCCATGATCAATCCGGAATCACAGGCTGAGCGCCTGGCCGGAATCATCGCCGAACATCATCGACGCATGTACGAGAGCGATGGTTACACGATCGTCGACGATGCTGAGGCAATCGACTTCGCTCATGTTCTCAAGTCATCGGCCAAACAGTCCACCAACAAACATCGCAGTTAAACAAAGGTCAATCCGTCATGGACAGCATGATTCAACTGGTCGATCAACACGCTCTGTCGCTGTATCTGTCGCGTGCACAGCATTCAATCACCCTCCGTCAACAGCAAATGGCTGCGATGACTGCGATGCGCGGCGACGATTGGTGGGACAAGATCAAGGCCTACGAAGAGGGCAATGACTTCGAACGCTGCGGATCGATCGCAGTTATCGATATCAAGGGATGCTTGGCGTACGGATACGACTTTTGGATGTGGCTGATGGACGGTTGCAGTTACTGCGGCATCATCAATAAAGTGAACTGCGCGGCTGATGACTCCGGTGTGACCAAGATCGTCCTGAACGTCAATTCACCAGGCGGAGGAGTGATCGGTTGTCCCGAGGCAGCCGATGCGATCTTCAACGCTCGGAAGAAGAAGGAAGTCGTCGCCGTAGTGAATCCCGAGGCCGCATCCGCCGGCTATTGGCTCGCGTCTCAGGCTCAGCGAATCGTTGCTCTCAGCTCCGGATTCGTCGGCTCGGTCGGTGCCGAGATCGATTACCAGTCGTTCGCTGGCATGCTGAAGGAGCTCGGCATCGACGTATCGATCATCCGCAGCGCAGTGTCTCCAGATAAGAATCTCGGCCATGCATACGAGCGGATCAGCGACAAGGCCAAAGAGTACTATCAGGGTCTCGTCGACTACTCGGCATCTAAGTTCATCGAGCAGGTGGCTCGCGGCAGAGGCATGAAGGAATCGGAAGTGCTGGCCAACTTCGGCAAGGGCCGGATGATGTTCGGCGCTCAAGCTCTGCAAGCCAAGATGGTCGACTCGCTGGGCGATCTGGCCAGTGAGACGCAGCAAGTGCCGTCGAGTGGTCCGACAGCCAGCCAGCGCCGCATGCGTTCTGAGAACGGTTCTGCATCGAGTGCTGTGATGAATGCTCGCGAGTGGCAGCGAGCCATTCGTCGCTGATCACTGGCAACTCTCCGAAAAGCTGGATGTATCGCTTTCCCGAGCGATCGCAAGTACTGCGAACGGCAACCGCCTTTGCCGATTCGCGGTGCTACCTGTGTCAGCGGCCGTCGATGCGAAGGAGGTGATCCTAAGGTTCGCTCAGCATCGACGGCCGTTTTCTCTATCCAGCATAAAGGGCTACGCCATGCTCGATCGGTTGAAATCATTGCCGGGCAGTTTTCGATTTCTCGCCACTGTGATCGGCATTGTGATCAATGTCGTCAATGAACGTTATCTGCATCTCAGTCCCGATGCGGTGAACTGGATCAACTCGTTCATTCTCTTGCTAGTCACTTCCGACACGTTCCGTCAAATCGGCGGAGACGGAAAGGGTCTGAATCTTCAGGCTCTGGTCGACTCGATTCTTTCCGCGATGAAAGGGGCGAGCGATGCCGGTAAGCAGCAACCACCCGCGGCTCAGTGATAAGCAGTCCGCTGAAGCGTTCGCGTTCTGTCAGTCGTTTTTCAACTCGCATCCGAGAATGCCAGGGCGAGTACGAGCGGCCAAGCGTGCAGCTCGAGAACACTTCACTTCAATCGGCTGGGAACAGATCCTCATCGATGTAGTCGTTCAAGTCGTCGCAAAGATGATCGCCGAGTGGATCAAGAAGAAGTTCCAAGAGGCTCCGTCTGTCATGCCGATCGGATTCAGTGAGGCTCCGATGTCTCCTGTTTCTGACGACGATCCCGATTCGGATTAGGAGTCATCCTCAATCATGACCAATGAACAGAACTCAGACGTTAAAAAGTCGGGCGGTTCCGATTGGTTGATCCTGATCGCAATCATTGCCGCGTTCGTTTTTATGAGCGGCAAAGTTCCGTCTGGCGGCGGGTCGAACAGTGGCCCGCCGCCGGCGGTCGACGGTGGATTGCTGATCCTGGTCGATGAGTACTCGACAACTAGTCCCGAGCAAGAGTCGTTTCTCGCAGCGGCTCGCGCGGCAGTGGAGCCGCATCACTTAGTCGGCGTCCGATCACTTGATGACGATCTGGATGCCGTCAAACCTGGTTCTCCTCTTTACGAGCGAGCCAAGGCAAAAGGAGTCACTCCGCCATTCATGGCCGTTCAGCGCGGCGGTGATTTAATCCGATGTGCTCCGATGCCGAATCCGCAGACCGATGAAGCGTTGGAGGCGTTCTTGAAATGAGCGACGAACTTGAACTGATAACGCTGCCTGGTGGTCACCAAGTCAAGACTGGCCTGCTACTGCCGCCGGAGGGTTTAACGCTGGCCGGCGAAGTTCCAGAGGTTCCGGATGACTACATTTGGGACCCAAAGCAGATCGAGAAAGCTCTGAAAGAGAACAACTATCGGCAACGTCGCAAGATATTCCGACAGTGGCAGATCAATCAGAGCGAAATCGGTCAGTGTTGTGCAACAGCAACCGAAGGGGCGATGTATCGCATCTGCTGGAAGCATGGACGCAAGCATGTTCCGCTCTGCAGCAATCACTTGTACTGGAAGTTGAACGGCGGAGTCGACCAGGGGTTGCCACTGATCTATGCGTATCGCGAGATGCAGAGTCGCGGTATCGGTCCTCGCATGGTAACGGTCGGAGGGCGTCAGGTCACGATTCCGCATGATGTTTATCATCGCGATCAAGTCTCTGCGGCGATTCGAGCCGAACTCGACAAGCAAGCGCTGCGGTTCCGTGGTTGGGAATGCTTCGTACTACCGAAGGATCGCAATAAGGCCAAGATGATCACCGCAACTGCATGCGCTAAGGTCGATCCGATGGTGATGGCATGGCATGTCAAACGTGGACTGTCGGAGCGTCTGCGCGGCGAATATGCACAGCCTGGCCGAGGCGTCGGCAATCATGCCAACTTCGAAGATGGCGGCAAGTGGGTAGGCGGTGCTGACCTGGTTCACGTCAACGTCGACAACTCGTGGGGACCGACGGCTGATCCGATCTACGGACCGACTCAGGGAGGTTGGGGCGATAACGGATACGCACTGTTCACCATGGACGACTTCCTTGCCTGCTTGCCGTATCACGACTACTGGCTGTTCACCAGTCCGAACGTCGATAGCGAAGATCCGGATTTGGCTCTGGCCGTTTAACGGATCACTTTTCAGTTTTTGAAATCGAATCGAATCACATTTCACTTTTGAAGGAGAAACCGCAATGCGTGGTTTAAGGTTTTTGGCGGTCGCGCTCGGCGCCGCTCTGATGCTGGGATGTTGCACTGGCTGCGATGACACGGCCATGCTCGCACAACCACTGCCGCAGGACTACCAAGTCGAGAGTTCCGCACTGGTCGATGGCCTGAAGGAAGTCCTCAGCGGCGGCCAGAAGATCACCGACCGACTGGCAGATGTCTCGGCGTCGAACTCCGAGCTGCTGAAGATGCATGAAGAGACGATCGCCAGGCTGACTGATCAGACAGTAACAAATCGCGATCGCATCGAAACTCTGACGAAGTATGTGTCGACACTGGAAGAGACGGTCAAAGAAGCCTCTACAAAGACGAGCGTTTCAGATTTCACTTATGGCGAAGTGGATGATCTAAAAGAAAAGGTCGCTGCACTGGAGAAGCGGCTCAGTGATTTGGAAAATCGATGTCAGTGTGGAAAAGTTCAAGCAGTTCGATCGGCACCTTCTGCACCTGTAAAATCAGCGGTCAGCGGATACGGATCAACCGGCAGCAGTGTGTCGTCGACCGTGACATATTCATATCCGCAAACTCAATCTGTTAAGTCCGGCGGATCGAACGGTTCGCAGTACCAATCTGATCCGTATGCTCCGTTGCCGGCGTCAGCGTCGTACTATCAGCAGCCAGCAGTCGTAACTCAGACAGTTCAGGTTCCTGACCAGTCGCAATGCTACCAAGACGCGAGCGGCAACTGGATCTGCAACAAGCAGGTTTATCAGCAAGCCACAACATCACGTCCACGACTCTTTCCGAATTGGAAGAACAGGTAACGCATCATGGGTCAGTCGCCGTTGAAGAAGAACCATCCAGAGACAATTTTCTCCTTCATGCAGTGGTGGATTGTTGCTCCGACATGCGTGTTGCTGCTCGGCATCATTCTCAATCCGTTCTCCGGCGGCGATGAACCTATTCCGCCGGAAGTGCTTGCTGAGGAAGTCACTGGATTTGTTCCCGTCGGCGGCGATCGGTCCAGTCACTGGCCGACAGTCCGCGAAGAGTTCGCGATCGAGCATCCGGATTGCGCGGCATGCGGAACTCGTGAATGCCTCAACGTGCATCACGTTGTTCCGTTCCACGACGAGCCGAAGCTCGAACTCGACCCAAACAACTTAATCACGCTCTGTCGCGAACATCACTTCCGTATCGGCCATGATCCTGACGGCATGGCCGGTCCGGAAAAGCCGAACTGGAAGCTATCGAATCCGAACGTAAGAGAAGAAGCGGCGGAGCTGCGAAAGAAGCTCGTTCATTGAAACATCGGAACCGGCGGCGTAGCCGGCACTCGCTGGGCTGTCCCCCCACGGTAAGCAGTTCCGGCGAGTGTTTTTCATTTAGAAACATTATCCACAATCCGCATCATAAGTGATCGATTTGAACCGTCGATGAACTTGTATGGCGGAAGTCATTAGTGAGGTTCAGGGGCCGAAATGTGCAAGACATCAACTCACCAGAAGCCGTCTATTACGCAGCACTCTTTACACTTGGAGCGCTGGCAACACTGGGTCGCATTTGGCGTAGTCGTGAGTATTCCGATGCTCGTCGCCGTGTTGGTGCTGTCCTATTCGGAGGCTTTGCAGGGGTTGGCGTGGCTGGGGGCTATTATTGGATCAGTCCCAATGGCTCTGATATTGCTGGTTTTGTTTTGGCGATCTTCGTTGGCTTGGGCGGGCCATGGGCAGAAGCAATCATCCGAGCTGCAGTCGTCTCCCTCATCAAAAAGCGACTCACCGGTCTCGATCTCAAGTTTGACGACTCGTCATTGAATCTGGATGGCAAGCAGTCAAACGAAACAAAAGATCAGTTACATCAAAAGGATCAGTCGCCGAGTTGAAGCATGTTGTTCATGATTGCCAGTGCGTTCTTGGTTGGCCTAAGCGGCGGACTCGGATTGACACTTGGCATTATATTCGGCGTGTGGATTGGAGTTCAGGCGGCTGACCTATGCGATGGAATTTGGTCTTCACTGTTCCCTAAGGCTGGTTAAACGCAATGACACTCGCAGAACTAATTGTCCGTAAAGGATGGAACGGAAAGGCTGCAAGTGAGGTCATGTCGCTTGCCAACGCTGAATCCGTCGAGGTCGTCGACGACCAAATGTATACGTGGGCTGGCGTTGCTGAGATAGTTGGGCCGGTCGGTGCTGAGGCATTGCGTCTTGCCCTCGATGCTAACGGAGTCGGCTGGGCTGTCCATCAACTTGGCGGAAGCGGAGTTCAGCTTTCGCACCCTCTTGTGCAGTCGATGTTGCTTGGGTTCGCGCAAGCAAATGTACCCGGATGTGCTGAACTCGCTGCGGTCGGCATTCACAATGAAAGTCCGTGGAAGAACGCTGGTGGCGAGTCTGATGTGACGTTGCAAGAGTCCGAAGATGCGGTTTTATCGGTCAACACGTCCGACCGCATAACCAACGCATCAGCACTCGCTAGAGAGCGCATGCTGGCAATGCCGGAAGCTGAGCAATTCGCAGCATGGGCTCAATGCTGGGAGGATGCCGCACAATGACATTGCTTGCCCGTTGGCGACCAAGCGTTGACGCAGCAAGCCGAAATGGTTCGACAGCTGCAGACCAAAGCGGCAATAGTCGCTCGTTGACACTCAATAACTTCTCACCAAATAACGGCTGGGTCGCGCCTGCTGGCTTATATTGCATCGAGTCAGACGGCAGCAATGACTACGGGTCTGCTTCCGGGACGCCGTTTCAATTGACCAATGCGTTTACGATCGCATTGTGGATTAGTCTGAAGGATAGAACAACCGCCAGTAAGTACGTTCTGTCAAAACTGAACGGCGCTGGAAGCGACAATGATTTCGGGATTCTATACGGGTATTTCACCGCGACAAGTTACGAACTTTACGCAAGTGGATATACAGGCACAAATCCTCGCACTGGAAGCGCGATTGCATCGCCAACCTTTCAAGATTGGCATCATCTCGCATACACCTATGACGGCACCACGCTAAAAGGCTATCTGAACGGAACGCAGTCGATAACGGTGACGACAACTTTTTCGTTTGCTACTTCGACAGGTGCTCTGAATGTAATGGCTTTCAAGTCCGGTACTTCACATCTTGCTGCGAGATTTGACGATGTGTTGATTGCGAGTCACGCATACACGTCGACCGAAATTGCTGCTCTCTCCGTCACTCGGCATGTCGTCTCATCTGGAGGATTCCCACTGTCGAGGATTGTGAACTAAAATGGAACATTACGAAGTCCAAAATTCGACGAACGGTTTCTTCATCTTCGCCGATGATTCATCTGCGATAGGAACAGGCAAGACGGGTTTGACGCTTACGGTAACGCTTGCTAAATCGACGAACACGGCAAGCAGCGTATCGCCTGCAGTCAGTGAAGTAGGAAGCGGATGGTACTGGGTTGTTCCGTCGTCATCGCACCGTAACACAGTCGGGCGTAATCTATGGCAATTCTCGGCCTCCGGTGCGGTTATCGCTGGACGGGTTGAGCGTATTGGTGCTGTAAACCCAGAAACATCGGCATTTGGTGCTAATACCACAGCACCCGATAACACTTCGATTACTGCAATCAAGGCCAAGACAGACACATTACCTTCGACTTGGCCGACAAACTTTGCCACGCTTGGAATCAACAGCAGTGGACACATTAGCCGTGTGACGCTCACTGATACGGCAACTGCCGTCACTGGACTAAATGCGTCAAATCTGGATGTTGCGATAAGTACACGGCTTGATGCTGCGTCATATGTTGCTCCATACAACACAACAATTGCATCAATTGCTGTTGCACTTGCGGACATAAAAGGAACTGGATGGGATGCTTCGACAGATACACTGGAGAATATCCGAGATGCGATCATTAGTTCAACAGTTGTGCTCAATGTCCTGCCAGGCACAGACCGAGGAATCGATCGCGGCGTTCGCGGGCAGATCATTGTTTTGCTTCAAGAAGAAATCACGATTAGCCGTAGCGTGGTGGATGCGAATGGAAGTCCAGTCGATCTTCGCAGTCTGACACTTGAGTTCGTGATTGAAGATGCTCGCGGCAATGCGGTTGCAACCGTGGCCGATGCAGACCTCTCTGTCGGTGGAACTGATCACAACTCGTATTCATTCACTGTACCCGCAGCTGCAAGTGCGAAACTTGGGACATTCGAATACGCACTGAACGACACGGGAAACAAGGCGAACTTGGCACTCGGCGACTGGATTGTGAAACGTCGCGCGGTTTCCTGATCACCTGTCCGAAACATTCTCTCACGAGCGGCCTGCAGCTCTTTAGCTCTCTTACGGCCGCACACGTCAAAGCGTGCTGACGCCTTTGCGATCCATGCCGCTGATTCTCATTCGTGAACGATTCTTACTTCTGCATTAAGGACATGGAAAACCATGGCAGTCAGTATTTCCAAGATCGCTGAGCAAATCGGTGCGAAGCGACAACTCATTGCAAGGCTGCATGCTGAGCAAGCTGAACAGTTCAATGTCGTCGACGCTCAGGCTGAGTCGATCGATAAGGTGATGGCAAAGCATAAGGAAGGCGGTTCGGAACCGTCTGAGGAAGACGTCAAGTCGATCAAGGCATCGGAAGATGCGATCGCAGCAGCTCGCCTGAAGGCACAGCAACTCGGTGACCAGATCCGTGCGGCCGAAGCTGACAAAGCAAAGCTGGAAGACGAGAAGCGAGATCGCGAACAGCACAACGCGACGGAGCAATCGTTGAATGCGTCCACTGGTCGACATATCGGCGGCGATGGTGCATCCCTGATCGGCGCCGCCGGCACGAGCTCGGGCGTCCGCGTACTGCCGCCGACCGCTGAGCAGCTCGATGCTGACTTGTCGTGCCTGGTCCGCTGTATTGCACTGGCCGGAAACAATCCAGCCAACGTTCCTCGCATCGCCGAAGAGCGATTTGGAAACAGTCGTGTTTCCGCAGCGATGCAGGGCAACACGTTTGCTTCCGGCGGAGCACTGATTCCCGATGTCTATATACCGCGGTTGATCGATGGCCTATATGCAACGGCGATCGTTCGCAGCATGGGGATTCCGACTGTTCCTATCGAGTTCGGTTCACTTAGCATGCCTCGCATCACATCGACGGCGATCGCCAAGTATGCCGGCGAAGGCCAAAAACTGTCGGTTACTGGTGTCGGCACCGACCGCATGCAATTGATTCCAAAGGAACTTGGTGCGCTACTGCCGGTCAACAACATTCTGCTTGGTCAGTCGTCTCCCGGAGCCGACACGATCATTCGTAACCAGTTGTCGATCGGTGTCGGACTGGGTGAGGATCTTGCGTTCCTGCGAGGTGCCAAGGCAGGCGCCGGTCCGACCGGTTTGCGATACCAAGCGGCTTCGGCCAACGTATTCCAAGCCCAGTCGACGGTGAATGTCACGAACATCGAAGCCGACGCGGCGAAGACTGAACTGTGTCTCATCAACGCGAACGTTCCGATGCTGATGCCTTACTGGGTGATGACGTTCCGTGAGTTCGTGTATCTGTCGAACTTGCGAGACGCCAACAGCAACTTGATTTACCCGACTTTGCAAGGTCCGAATCCGACCTGGCGTGGCAAACCGGTTAAGTGCTCGACTCAGTTGCCGATCAATCTCGGATCCGGCAACAAGTCGGAAGTTATGCTTCTCGACGCATCACAGCAGATGATCGGTCAGAACCCGCAGATCATGATGACCGCGAGCTCGGAAGCGGCCTACACCGATCCTGCCACTGGTTCGCTGGTGTCGGCCTACGAGCGCAACGAAACGGTTCTCCGCATCCTGATGTACAACGACATCGCGACGATGCACCCGGAATCGATCGCCGTCATCACTGACGTTGCTTGGGGCGCGTAGTTCGGTCCACCACTGATTCTGATCTGAAAACCAACGACTGAGCGGCCGTCGATCGGCGGCTGCTCATCTTCTGCAATTCAAATAGTTCATCGTTAAAGTTGAGAAATTGAGATGACCACTCGTAAAGATGTAAAGAGCCAGATTCTGACTCTGTTTGCTCTGGCGTCCACTTCATTGACGGCCGGCGGATCCGGCGACAATACCGCAGTCAACGGAGCAACCATTGACCTGACGTCGCTCTCCCGACGCGTCTCGTCAGTGTCGTTTGAAATCCCGTGTCGCGCTGTGCTCGCTGCTGGTAAGAAGCTGACGGTTCAGGCCAAGATCCAAGTCAGTCTGGATGGTACGAATTGGACCGACTTGGCAAGCTATGCGACCGTCTTGACGTTGTTGGATTCCGGTAGCGGATCCACGCTCACAGGCGTTGCTCGTATTGGATGTGACCTACTTCAAGACGGCTACATCTATATCCGTGTTGCCGCAACGCCCGACCTGGATGCGTCTAGCACAGACACGGCAGTCATGGGCGCGGGAACGGCGGTGTTCTACTCCGCTGAGCAAGTCCCATAAGCGACGGCTGCTTCGACGCATATCTCCTCGATTGACCAAGGGCAACTGTGACTCTCGCACCGTTGCCCTTTTTCGTTGAGCCGTTGAGACCGAAATCAAACAAGACAAGCATCGTTGGAAATGCTGTTTTCATTTCAATGTTGAGGTTTCAGATGTCTGATAAAGTCGCTCCTGGAATGGTTCTCTTATTCATGTGCAAACAAAACGGAGGGAATAACCCTGGTGAAACGGCCGGTTATCTTCCGCACATCGCTGAGAAGCTGATCGCCGATGGCGTGGCCGTACTGGCGAATCCGGACACCGGTCGTCCATACGATAGTGATGAAAGCTCGATCGAAGCTGAATCTGGTTCGAACGGAGGCGACACGTCTTCTGATGCTGGAGAAGAAGGCGACCACAAGTTCGACGAGAAGACAGACCCGTTCATCATCGACGGCCTGTCGAAGACGAGTTCGCAGAAGCTGCATAATGCCGGTCTGCATACGCCTGATGATGTGCGAAAGTACTTGCAGGATGGCAAGTCACTGGCCGACCTGAGCGTGTCGGCATCTGATAGTCGCAAAGCTGCTTTGCTGTACGTTCAGCCGCAGTAATCGCGATCCGATTCGAAATCTTCTGCGCGAGGCGTGATTCGTGGGCACCGAAGTACTCGGCACAAGCATCCTGGTCGATCGTTATCCATACAACGGAGCATCGCCCGACTGGCCTGTTGTTCCGGACGACCTGAAGCGTCACGTTCAGATCGAACATGACGAAGATGACTTGCTGCTGCAGTTCGGTTCCGGCGGATACCTCGCAGCAGCGGTTGAGAATACCGAGTCACGCGGTCAGGTCTCACTGATGTACCAAAAGCGAAAGCAGGTACTCGACGAGCTGCCTGCCGACAGAGCGGTTCACATTATTCGTGGGCCGCTCGTTTCCGTAACGTCAGTCACTTATCTGGATGGAAACGATGCTCAGCAAACGCTTGATCCAAGCTATTATCGCGCACTGGCTGCGGGTCGCGGCTCGTGCATTTACTTCAAGTCAACAACGGCCAGCATTACCGTCGCTGACGGGCCTGGCGTAGTCACTATCAATTGCATCTGCGGCATGGGCGACCAGGCTGACAAGATCCCGGCCGCATGGCGTCAGATCGTGGCCGAGATGGCAGCGTACTTCTACGAACGTCGTGACGGAGTTGCCGGCGGCGGAATTGATGAGGCGATGGAAGTTGTCTTCGATCGCAAGATTCAAATTGCCGGCGGAATTAAGAGGTACGTCTGACCATGGCAGAAGCCAAGAATCAGATCGCCTATCGCCAACGGGTCGCGATCCATGCTGACGCAGCGGTCGAGGGAAGTTCACAGCCGGACTATACACATGAACTTGTACAGTCGGCTCCGGCCGAGGTTCGACAGGTATCCGGCGGCGAAATCGTCCGCGGTAAGACCGTCGAACAGATAACGAGTCATGTTGTGTCGCTGCGATACATTCCTGGATTGAGTCTGACTGGCAAGATCCGCGTGACAGTGCTCAGCGGGACGTACAAAGATCAACTGTTGTACGTTCATCGTGTGCATGTCGAGGACATGGCAGGTAGACCACGACGGTACCAACTGCACTGCAAGACGCGAGGGTAAGAGGAATCATGGCCAGAGCTAATCAAGCATCTCAAATGGATGAACTCGAACAAGCAATGAACGACGCGCATGAAGCTGCTGTTCGATTGTGCCGGCTTCTTGAACCACTCGAACCGATGATCATCGAATGCACTGGCAAGAAGATCTGTGACATGGATCTGATGGAAGGCGTTCGAATAGCTAAGATGATCGTCGCCGGACGCCGACAATCGTTTGCATCTACGAAGCGATCATCGAAGCAAGCATCGAGCCAAGAATAATCCTAGATAGGTTGAATCATGGCTGGTGCAAAGCTTGAAATCACAATCGATGATCAGTCACTGAAGCAGATGGATGAGACTCTGGCTGCGATCGCCATGGCTGCTCGCGGTCCGGCTGTGACCAAGGCGATTCGAGACGTCGGCCGAGTGATCGCGACTCGTACTCGAGCTGTCTTGCCGAAGCCTGGTTACGAGCGGTTCACTCGAACCAAGAACGAGAAGTACAAGGACAAGCACGAACCGAAGCCGCTCGAAGCAACTCCGACGACGAAGGTGATCGATCGAGCCGGCGGCGTGATCAAGGTCGGCATCATCGGTTACGCGTGGCCTGCAGGTGCTCACGGTCATCTGGTCGAACAAGGGCACCGGATGGTTACTCATGACAAACGCCAGGTCGGAACCGTCGCTCCTGCCGAGTACATGATCCGTGTCGTGGTCGAGACTCGCGAGTTACAGCGCACGACGTTGATCAATTCCGTTCGGACCACTCTCCTGAAGGCGTCAAAGTAGATGGCACTTTTCCTAGATGAAGTGAACGGCGACTTTGTGCTGCATACGAAGTCGAGCACTGCGATCGAGACGATCGTCGGCAGCCGCATCTATCCTGAGGCCGCGCCGCAGGGGATCAAGGAACCACACTTGATCTACACGCAGGCCAGCGGTCATGCGATCAAGTCGCATCAAGGTCGATCAGGTGTCAGTGATCCAGTTCTGCACGTCTACTGTATCGCTTCATCTCAACCGCAGGCGAATCAGTTGGCCAGCCTGGTCGAAGCTCATTGGTTGGATACTGAAGGTCCGGTCGGCAATGGAACCTATGTTCAGCTTTGCAACGGTGGTCAGTACGATCGTGGTCAATGGTTCGCGATTGATTCATCGGATGTGAAGCAGTTCTACGTTCGGCTCGTGTTGAGAATGTTGGTGAACATCTAGACGAAATAACAGAGCGATCAATCGGCCGCTCTCATTTCGTGTTCAGGATGATTACCAAACATGGCTGCTTACAAACAACAGGGCGCTTCATTCGTATTCGGTACTGACGGCGGTTCGTGGTCGTTCGTCAACATCGGTTCTTACAGCGAGCCGATTCCGGTTCTCGATGACACCAGCCTCGGTACTACCGGCAAGCGAACCAAGATGCCGGGTGATCTTGGTGATCCGCAATCGATGACGCTCCGCCTGCAGGCAAATGTCGGTGTTGCATTGCCGACGAAGGGGCTCGTTCAGACCGGTACCATCACATCGCCAGCCGGCGGATTCGTTCACGCCGAAACGGTAGCTGGAACCGGATTCATCACGGACATCAAAACCGCTGAATTCGGAAGTGATTCTGAAGGCATTCAGATGATCGACATCGAGTGGCAGTTCGACGGCAAGACCGGTCCGGCTCGAACCGCTGCGACGAACTCGTAACGCACTTCGCTGACACTCCTGAACTCGCTGGCACATTGAATCTCGTGCGCTGCGGGCGATTGATTGTGGCTCGCGATCGGTCGCCCGCTTCTTTACTCTGTCCTAACTCATTCACTCAACAGGTTAGTCATGCAACTCAACATCACTCTCAAGCCGCACGTCGGCATGCGTAATGACCCTATCCTCGGCGAAGTGGAAGTCGATCTCGGTCAGTACATCATCGTCGCCGAAAGCGAAGCTCTGAAGACCGCAACCGGCCAGGGCAAGATCGAACTCGGTTACGTCGGCAAGGAACCAGGTCGACCGATCAACTTCCTTCCAGCCGCGAACCGCTTTCCAGAGAACGTTCAGGATGCGATCGCCGAGAAGGTCAAGGAGAAGTTGGCCGAGCTGCAGCACGACACTGAACAAGCTCGCAAAACGTCTTACGCTCCGGAACAAGTCGTGGTCGATTCCGCGCTCGCCGGCGGAGTTGCAACCAGTGACACAGCGGGCGATCAGCAGAACTTGTAGCGCAGGTCTCCGTCAGGGGTGATGTTGGGTCCGGGCCCCGTATGTTCTCGCCGACATGCGGGGTCTTTTCATTGGTAGTCGGCGATACTCATTCACTATTCATGACACGGGGTAAGTAATCATGTCGAATGCACCAAGCAAAGAGGCTATGGGCAAACAGGCTCTGATCAAATCGAAGACAGCCATTCAGCCGCATCAGGCAGTTGAACTTCCAAGCGGCGGCATCGTGTTGATGCGAGTGCCGACCGGCAAGGACTATCGCGACTGGAAGGCTTATCTGAACGACGAGAAGGGTGAAGTGATCCGTGAGCGTGCGAAGCTGGCAGACGAACTGCTGGTCGCGTCGATCCTGGTCGAACCGAGCGGCGAGAAGATGTTCACTCGCGATGAAGTGATGAGCGGCGCGTTGGATGAGATTCTCCAACTGGATCTCGAAGCGATGAAAGACGCTGCGTATGGTCTCTACGGCCAGCGATCCGGATTCAAGCTCGTGACTGCTGAGGACCGCGAAAAAAACTCCTAAGGAACCGCACGCATCGAACTGTCCTTCAGATCGCTTGTCGCAGCGGTGTACCTCCCAGCCAGATCGCTGAGTCGTGGTCGCCCGATGAACTTCAAGACGCTGAAGTACTCAGCCAGCTTGAAGGATGGGGGCAAGATAAACGACGGACAGCTCAATTGCAGTCGACGGTTCACAACATAGGGAAGTTGATTGCGTACTGGCGGAACGGAGATCCAAAGGCCAAGCCACCGACGCTGACGACAGAAAGCGACTTCCTACCGCGCCGCGTGAAGCGAATAGCCAAGCCGGAAAAAGTTGCTGAATCGAATCAGCAGCGACTGATGAAGACACTCAGTGCAATGTGCGGTTACAAGTGATCGACTTGTGATGTCCGAAATAAATCAGTGCATCACAAGTTAAAACACACATGCCCCTACCGGACAATTCTGGCGTTCGCTCGCCGACTTGTGATGCAACCGGAGGGGCACTTTTTCTTTCTCCCTGCATCATGCTCTACGACCAGTACATGCAGTCTGATTCCTTGCGGTCCAAACGCGCCGAGCGTTTAGTGATCGACGGGCACAAGTGCCGCATGTGCGCCGCTGATGACCAATTGGAAGTTCATCACCGTCCTGACAGCTATCGACTGATCCCCAACGAATCCGTTCAGGATCATCTCACGACGCTGTGCAGTGAATGTCATGAAGCGATCACCAATATCATCCGCAGCCGGCGTTACGCAGCCAGAGAGATTGAAATAACGGTTATTAAACCGAGGGAATTGAATTATGCTTCAGATGCTGCAAATGGTTTGGAAGTCATCGGCCCCTTTGATATGCCACAACGGATTGCTCGCGAATCCGATGTCGAAGCACGCCAAGCTAATGAAGACCATCACGAGCAAACGAGCAAAAACAGATGCGGACTTTATTCAATTAGCCCGAATCGAGTTTATGGGGTCGCTCTACATGAGCGATGAAGGTCCGATCTTGCCGGCAGAGTGCATTGAAGCTGCGATGATTGCAGGCGCGAAGAAGTTGAAACGAGGCAATGATGCAAAGTCAGGCATTATTTGCACTGAGCATTCCGCGATTGAGTATGAGGGACCGAGAGATGCGGATGCACTATGGGATGAAGAACGTTTCCGGCTTCAGGTTGGTGTTCGTGTAGGAACTAACCGCGTGATTCGTACGCGACCGATCTTTCACAAGTGGCAATGCAAGGTGAAGCTTGAATTTGAAGATGAGGTATTGAATGCTGCGGATGTTTTGATGTTCGCTCGCAAAGCAGGACAACTTGTCGGTGTATGCGAGTGGAGGCCGAAGTACGGTCGATTCACTGTTGTTACAGAATAGAAGCCTAACGGATGGGCCAGGAGCGGATGGGACTGGAACGGACCGGAACGGTTCGGATCGGAATGGAAAGGATCGGAGTGGATCGGCATGGGGCCGAGGCGTTGACCTTGGCCATTTGTGATTTATTCATTTATTTGCATCTACGAAACATAAAAGCAGCGAGCCAGGACATGGCCCGGACGGGCGTGGAAGGTTTTGGTCTGGACCGGATCGGAAAGGATTGGAACGGATTGGATAGGAGCGGAAAGGCTCGGACCGGAATGGATTGGCATGGGGCCGAGGCGTTGACCTCGGCCGTTTTTCATGATGCTTAGGGGAATAAACCGTGGTGCAAATCGGCGAATTGAGCTATCGCGTGCGATTCGATGCGCGCGAACTTTCAAAGGGAATGCTCTCCTCTCGCCAGCAACTTGCCGCTGCAAAAAAGCTGCTCGAAGAGAGCAAGACACCTCAGCAGCGATACGCCGACGGTCTGCAGAACCTGGCCGAGATGTCGAAGCGGTTCACGCATGTAGCGGAACGCCAGGTCGAGATATCCAAGCAGCTTGAGAAGCAGTACCTCACGGAAGAGTCGGCGATTCGCAAGCTGACCAGAGCCGAGAAAGCTCGTCTTGAATTGCTACAGTTGCCTGATGCGATTCGGGCTCGTTCTACTGGCCGAACTGGTCAGGATCGTGCTGCTCGTGATGCATCGAACCGTCGAGCAGGACTGCAACGTCAGTCGTTCCTGCAAGGCATTTCCGATCAAGAGGCTGCTGGTCGAGCTGCATTGCAAGGGCGATTGGCGGCAAGACGTGCTGAGCTGACTGCTCGTGATGCTGCCATGTCCGGAGTTGGTGTCAACCGCGCTGATGCGATGGCTGCCTATGGCCGATTCGATGCATCTCGTCGCACGCAACTGATTTCCAACCGTGATCAATCGGCTCGTGATTCCAGGTTAATCGGTCGTCCAGCGGTGTCTGGTGGACGTGGCCGATTCGGCGCGGCAGCCGCAACGGCGATCGGCATCAGCGCTGCTTATGGTGCTGTTGAGTTCGGCCGACAGTCGATCATGAAAGTGGCTGAGATTGAAGACGCTGCCACTGCGTTTCGAGTGCTCACAGGATCGATGACGCAAGCAGAGCGGATCATGACCGAGATTCGTGTGCTTTCGGCCAGAGGTCTCAGCTTCTCCGGTCTCTCGCAAGCTGCTCAAACAATGCTCGGATTCGGTGTGACCGCTCAGAAAGTGATGCCGATGCTGCGATCGTTTGCGGACATCACCGGTGGTGACACGGATCGATTGAAGCAATTGGCATTGGCATTCGGTCAGGTGACTGCAGCAGGCCGTCTGACGGGCCAAGAAACCTTGCAATTTATCAACGCCGGCTTCAATCCGTTGAAAACGATCGCGGATGAAACTGGTCAGAGTATGCGAGAATTACGCGATCAGATGTCTGAAGGTGCCATCACCGTTCAGGCTGTCGAGTCCGCATTCATCAAAGCAACTTCCAAGGGCGGAATGTTCTTTGGCATGCTGGATGAGAAATCGAAGACTGTGGGTGGATTGCTTCGCAATGTATCTGCTGCGATTGAGAGTATGCAGATTGAACTCGGAACGAAGCTGTCTCCTGCCTTCGCTTCGACCGTCGATTCGCTCCTGGAAGCAGGAAAGCTGATTGGAGAGAATGCATGGTTGATAGAAAAGGCTGCGAATGCTCTCGGATTTACGATCTCGTTGTATCGTGATGCCGCTGATGCAATTCGATATGTCACTGGCGATAAAGAGGCTGGCAAGAACGGTCCTCTGTATCATGCCAATGCTTATCTAGATCTTCTGGATAGGAGACAGAAGGAGCAGAACGCACGGCGAGAGAAGGAGCAGCAAAAGCAAGAGATTAAGCAACAGGAAGAAGAAGTCCGCAAGTCACGTGAACGGCGAGATGCAATCTATCAAGAGATGATGAATTCTGGTGGCGGTGCTGGTGCTCACGCCATGTTAGGTCAGCATGCAGTCGCATCGATGGACGTCAAGCAAGCTGAACAACGATTGCGAGATTTGCAACAGTCATACGGAATGACTTCCACGAGCTCTGCCGTGACTTCTGCTGCAAGTCCATCCGTGTCATCTGCCATTGGCCAAGTGACTCGTCCTCAGTTGTACACTCCGCCGGCAACGGTCACTCAGGATCAAGCTGAGTATCAGAATCGACTGAAGATACATGAGGAGCAGCGTCAACAGCAGATGAAGGCTCGTGACGATGCTCGTCAAGCAATGCTGGATGATGCCGCGGCTCTGCGTCAGAAGTACTCGACGCCTACTAATACCAGCGCAGCCGATGGCGAACGTCGCAAGCAGCAGCTCAACACGATGTATCAGGCTGGGCAGATTTCATTCGACATCTACAACCGCGAATGGAACATGCTCGAGCAAAAGTTGAATGCCGCAAGTCAAGCAGCGAACCCGATGGCTCAGCAGCGTCCCCAATCACCAGGCGTCGGTGCTGATCTCAATTCGCAAGAGCATGTGCGATGGGTAGCTGAGATGATGAACGCCAAGGGGAAGACAAATCCAAACGCGAAGTTGGAGCAGCAAGGGGAACAGCAACTAGCCGAAATGCGAGAGCAGAACCGCAAACTCGACAAGTTAGCTGATACGTCTCCACGAAGGGTCGCTTAATGCCGACGTTGCTATCGCCTCTTGGAACTCGTGAAGGAGGCATCCGCGCACGATACTCGAAAGGCATCGTCAGTCGCGAAGAGGATCATCACTTCTTCGTTCAAGCTGATTCGCTTACGCAGCTCAGGTCTGACATTATCTATTCTACAGCAGGTCTGCCGATTCCTGGCCAGACCATCTTTAACGGCATGCTGTGCATAGGTTCTGACGCCGTTCGAACCAAAGAGAATGGATTGGTTTGGGAAGTTACCTGCACGATGTCAACCGACGTCGAAGGGATCGACCCAACCAATCCGGCAACTGGTCCTCAGGCCGGTGATCCGACATTGTGGATTCCCATTCGTTCGACATTGTATGAACGAGCCGAGGAATACTTTCTCAAAGACATCAATGGCATCAACGTTGCTAATTCAGTTGGCGACTTCTTTGAAAATGGAATCATTCGAGCTCGCTGGCTGTTGTCGTGGGACTTTGTTCAGTTTGATCGTGCATCTGTCACTGATGAAGAGGTGATGGAGTGGAACGAAGTCGTTAATAAGACTGAGTGGAAGAGCAAGCCGGCGAAGACTTGGCTCTGCCGTGTCCTAGATTCTGAAGTCGGTTTCTATGCTGGATACGCATGCAGAAAGACAATCTTCCGCGTCACCTACAACAAAAGTAATTGGCGGGTGAAACGAGCCGACCGAGGGTACTACTACAAGGACGGGGCTACCAAGAAACGGTATCTGGATGAATGGAAAAATCACATACTTGGTCCCCTGAACGGAACTGGTGGAAAAGCAACTGATGCTGCATCAGCGGCCATTCGCGAGTTTGACGAATTTGAAGACGTTGAGTTCAAAGACTTTTTGAGGGTTTAACATGGCTCGTGAAATCAGCGTCACATCTGGATTGCAAGTGTCAAACGGTACAAGCAGTCGACCGAACAACCAGCGAACCATCTCGGTCGACCAGGCTGCAGTCGGCGTCGGTGAATCAACAGTTGCTGTGACATCGACTGATACGTCTGTCACGTTGCCGCTGACAACACCTGGATGGTGCCAGCTTCGCAACATTGGAAGCACTGTTGTGAAGTGGGGACCGGACAACGGCAGTGGAGCAATTGCCGTTGCCGGTGAGATATCGCCCGGCTGCGATGCTCAATTTGAACTGCCTGCGGGAGCGACCACTATACGCGTTAAGACCGCATCGGGAACGAGCACGCTTGCTGTTCTCGTGCTTCGCAAATAGTTGGCGGAAACATGGCTGCAACTCGCGACGAACACGTTTACGGATTCAATAGAGCGGATGCTTATTCGCTGCTGTCGAAGGTTCGAACGCGATTTGACACTGAAGACTTGGAAGGACGCAACCCACCTATTCCGCTTGGATCAGGTGCCATCTTCCTAACTCCATCCGGTGGCATTGCGGCGCGGTCAGGTTCATCATCTCCTTGGACGCCTGGCTCCGCGAACTGTACGCTGTGCGAGCTCTATGACGACAGTGGTACGACCAAAATTCGCACGACAGACACGGTGCTCACTGTCTTCAACATGGCCGGATTGATCGGTGGCAATAAGTTGGTTCAAGCCAAGCTCATCAACGGCGAATGGTTCGTTGACGTTGATCCTTGCTAGTCATGAGGCGCAGTTGACATGGCATTCAAGAATCACGGTCCTGGTGGTTGTTGCTGCGAAGAATCTCCTCCACCATGTATGTGCTCTGAGATCATCGGCTACTCGTGCAAGTGCCTTACTGCCGATCATGTAATGCCGACGCCTGTACCGTCATCAGTGGTGTCGATCTCCGGGAGCTGCGTATCGAAGCCGCTAAGCATCGGTCTCACCACGGCATTCCCAACAATCCCCGGCGGACCATCGTTTGAATGCGAGCTGATCGATGACATCTGCGACTGCTCCCTCTTCGATGGTGTTACTGGTCAGTGCGTAGATCCGCCATCGCTCACGATCGGCGGCGCGACCTGGTACAACACTTATCACTATGTCTGCTCGGGTAACCGCGGCGATGGGTTCGGAGACGCGGACTATTACTACGTCGTCAGTATGATCATCACACAAGAGACCGGATCGTCTGGCGGAAGCTGCTTCCATCGCGTGATCGTGAATATGGGTTCCTGGCCGATACGAGTCACTACCGGAACTTCGGTCATCACTGACACTCTGCTCGGGACGTTCGTTGATGGTTCGACACTGGCTGCCGGCGGTTCGGGTCTGCTGATTCCGGCAACCGCTCCGTTCCAGCGCACGCTCACCTTCACGAAGTCCGCAGCCTGCAAACTGGGATGGAAGTACACGCCTAGTGAGTTCTGCACTGAAGAGTGCAATGAAGAGGTTCCGGTAGTCGCGTGCTATACGGGTGACCTGACTCTCACGAGCGACGTATCATCTGCTGGCAGTTACAACGGATGCGATCTCTCCGGACTCACGATCGGGGTCAGCTTGTGATCGTCACATGTCCATGCGGATTCCGGCTCAAGGGACTCGGTGCTCTTAATGCTCATTGCCCGAAGTGCCGACGATGGCTGGGAGATGATCCGGAAGTCGAACACAGTGACATCATGACGGCTACGAAGCCGCCATGCATACACAGAGGAGATCGAGTAGGTGTTCTCGAGTGTCAGTGCGGAGCTCTCTACCAATGCGATCTGTTGGGCAAGTTCTGCTCAGCCAAGAATCCCTTCGACAAAATGGTGATGGGTATCATCCAGGGTGTTGATGGTCATGTCTGGCTGACCGATGACAACTATCAGCCATGCGAGGCGTGCACATCGATGACTCCGCCGGCGGAACAACCCGTAATCAGCCAGGCATCGGATGGCTAAGCAGCGCGAGCGACTGTGCACGTTCCCCGGGTGCCGAAGGCTCACCCTCACCCGCCACTGCGAAGAGCACACCCGCACTCGCCGGCTCTACCAGTCTGACTACGATCGCGAATCCAAGCGGTTCCTGAACTCAGTCGCATGGCGTAACCTTTCAGCCCTCAAGTTGTCACAGACGCCCTGGTGTGAGCAATGTGCCATCACGGAACCGATCAGCGTTCCTGCCAACCAGGTCGACCACATCTTGCCGCGGAAGACTCATCCGCATCTGGCTCTCGAGATGAGCAACCTGCAGTCGCTATGCAGCGAGTGCCACGGCAAGAAGACGCGGCGCGGGGAATAGTTGCATCACGCAAATTGCCCCGTTACACTACCTTTCCTGGCCGGATTTCAATCGCATGACTCGGGCGTTAATGCGTTTGGATGACGGCCTTTTTCATTGGCTGGCAACCGAAACCACCCTCTGCGTATCCGCCGGAACTGTTACCGGCCGCATTCCAGTTCGCAGAGGAGTTACAGCCAAATGGCACGATGTCTCACCAATTCGCTCGTCAAAGCATGCTCGAACATGCTGGTTATGTTCCTGGTCATCACCACGATCAGCAGCGTCACGCTCGCCCAGTGCTCATCTGGTCGATGTCTGCTCCGCCGCGCTGCCGCTGAGCCTGTTGTCTCGCACACTGTCACAGCTCAATTCACGGCACCCTCGATCGTCGAGCCATCGCCGCAGATCACAGTCACAGCAACTGTCAGCACGGCACAGGAGAAAGCTCACCGGCTCGCCGCACTGGGCAGACTGACGCACGCAGGACGTCTCGCCGGCCGATACGAAGGCGTCGGCTTCTCTTCTCGCTCCGCCGACGAAGCGATCCGCAGCTGCTGCTACTGGGGCCGCCGGCAACCCATCGACATCGGTGTAGCTCGCGGCGCCCGCGGCTGGTTTGCTGTTGTCGGGTACCAGTGATCTAGACAGACGAAACAAACGGCAGCCTGATTAGATTAGGCTTGCTGCACTTCCGCGCTGGCGAGCCGGTGAGACACCTCATCGGCTCGCTTCGTTTTCCCTGCAAAAACAGCGTCCGAAAAGATAGTCGCACACAAATGGACTATCGAACATGCCGCCGGCGGACAATTCTGGGCGTCTCTGCGCCCTCATTTGTGTGCAACCGCCGGCGGCTCCTTTTTTGGACTCAATCCATGATCGCCTCTGCACACAACTCAGATCAGGAAATACTTCGCCAGTGGAATCTCACTCCGAACCCAAGCAAGTCCAACTTGGCAAAAGAGATTTGCCGCCTGAAACACCTTGGACATGAACTTTGCGAAGAATGGACGTACGGAACGGATACGTTGCCGGCCATGGCATGTGTATATCGAGACGTGGGACTGAAGCGATCCGCAGCTCTCAGACTCTGTAGACATGACAGTAAGAAGGCGTTTGGACCTGGAAACGCCTTCTGGTCTGCTCTGGGTAAGCCACCAATAAAGATCATTGTTGCTGGACGAGAGACACGTCTAATCGATGCTGCATTGGCTGCTGGAGTGAGTCCGGATGCGTTGGTCAGCAGAATGAAGAAGTTTGGTGTCGAGTCGGCCATTTTGACGGACAAATGGCTTCGCATTCCGTATCCGCAAGGTAAAGCGATCGAATTCTTGTCGAGGATTTCACTCGCATCACTTACAGGTCAACTGGCTGCAGAAGCTGAGCGAAAGCGATGGTTGGAGCTTAACCCACCAAAGGCACTGAAAACGAAACGGTACGTTCGTCGGCAATTCGAGCGATTTTTGAGCAGTTCACGAGCATCTTCCGTATTGAAGGTGGTGTCACTGCCTATCCCTGACTTTGAAAAGATATCACTGCTTGCCTACTACTCAACTTCGCTTCGTACCAAGAAGTTGACGCTGCAAATTTACAAGGGCATGAAGGCAAGATGCTTAAATCCATCACACCAAAACTACTCAACGTATGGTGGTCGTGGCGTGCGCATCTGTCGCCGATGGCTGATTGGAGACGGAGATCTCACCGGATTCCAGTGCTTTGTCACCGACATGGGTTCCAAGCAGTTAGGCATGGAACTTGATCGGATAGATCCTGATGGATGGTACGAACCAGCAAACTGTCGATGGGTGACTCGCGCCGACAACATCCGCAATACGTTCTCGTGGAAGGACGTTGAAGACCGTATCAAAGCAATGAGTGGCGAGTTGAAAGTGGATGATGACAGTTCTTGTGTTCCATACGACACATCCACCAAGGCCGCATTGAAGGCAAGATATGCGGCAGTTCAGCGATGCACAGATCCACACCACAAAAACTACGACGGTTATGGAGGCAGAGGAATCAGAGTCTGTACTCGCTGGTTGGACGGTGAAAATGGAAGGACAGGAAAGCAGTGCTTCTTGGATGACATGCTTCCAAAGCCTGTCGGTTACCATCTGGATCGAATCGATAACGATGGTGACTACGAGCCAGCGAACTGTCGCTGGGTGAGTCATGCCGACAACAAGAGGAACTCGTTTCGTTGGCAACAAGTGTTGCAACGAATGGCTGCAATCTTGGATGGGATGGAACAAGAGATGAACCGCTCAAGAAAACGAATTGCCGCACTCTCCACAGACGCACAGGAACGCGTCTAACGCACGCTGCAAGCTGAGTGAACCAAGACGCATGGAAGATGCTGAACGTGCGTCTGGCTGCAACGTGCAAAGCGTGGGAAGCGAACCATCAAGGGTACCCCGGAGGTCGATTCCTTGCCCGCTGGCCATTAAGAC